CTGGCACCTCATGGGAGGTGGATTCAATTCTGGAAAACTACACGGCGCAGTTGCTCATGGAACGACAGAAGAAAAGCACATGACACCATTTGGAAAGTATCCTCACCGTGTTGTCATGATCGATGGCGTCTTTATGGCCATGAATCGAACTGTGATGGAAAGTGTTCGATTCGATGAAAGCAACCCATCGAAATTTCACTTTTACGACCTTGACATTTCCAGTGCTGCGCATAAACTGAACCACCGAGTTGGTGTTGGTGATATTTACATCACACATGAATCTCCCGGACTTCGGGAATTCACCGAAGAGTGGAAAGCGGGCGAACGTTGGTTTTTAAATAAATATGAATCTTGATCTAGAATACTTCGAAAAGATAATTGCGCGTCAATCTTTGATTGATTCATCTTACCTCACATCAATTGCAGATCATGTAAAGCCTGAATTCTTTGAGGATAAGCGAATTGCAAAGTATTTTGAAATTGTAAAGGATTTCTATGAAAGACGCAACGCTCTTCCCACAATTTCAGAAGTTAAAACTTATCTCACCGATGATTCCCTTAAAGAAGGGTTCAAACAATTGGTTACATCATTCAAAGAAATTGATAAAAACCTTAATAAGGATGAGCTATACGAAAACACAGAGCGGTTTTTAAAGGAAAAGAGTGTTTATAATACTCTTTTGAAAGTAGCGTCTGAACTTTCAGAGGGAATTGTCGATACTTCTAAAATTCTAACCCAGTTTGAAACTTCTTGTAATATCAATTTGATTTCAGACAAGGGTATGGAGTTGTTCTGCGATGCGGATCTGCTGATCGAAGACATTTTAAATGTTGAATCATGCATATCCAGTGGATGGGAATGGCTTGATGATGCTCTCGGTGGTGGTTATAGAGAGAATGGTAAGGGACTGTATGTATATGCAGGACAAGCAAACATTGGTAAAAGTATTTTCTTAGGAAATGCGGCAATCAACATCGCAAAGCAGAATAAATCTGTGCTTGTCGTCACTCTTGAAATGAGTGAGATGCTATATGCTAAAAGAATGTCATCAAATCTAACAGGAGTGCCTCTCAAGGATTTTGAGAGCGCTACAGATTCTCTTAAGCGTCTTCTTTCGAAACGAAAGAAAGAAATTCCAGATGGAAAGATCTTTATCAAGGAATTTCCTCCAAGCACAATCACACCAAAGCAATTAAGTTCTTTTGTTAAGAAATTTAAAGACAGTGGAGAGAAAGTTGATGCGATAGTCATCGACTATATCAACTTGTTACACTCTACGATAGGAACAAACTCGTATGAGCGTGTGAAATACATCTGTGAACAGGTTCGTGCCATGAGTTATGAGTTTGCATGTCCTATAATTTCAGCAACTCAGCTTAATAGATCAGCTTACAATACAAATAATCCGGGAATGGAAGGATTGTCAGAGTCGATTGGATTAGCAGCGACCGCTGATGTAATTCTTTCGATCTTCCAAACTGAAGAAGATCAAGAAATGAATATTATCAGATTGGGCATGATGAAAAACCGTTACGGTCCACGGGGAATGGTTCAAACGATGCGAATTGATTATAATACTCTAACAATTGAACAATCTGATGAAGAATCAGAATCTTTTGGTAATGATGATGTTTCATTACTTGAAAAATTTGCAGAGTGAATTAAATCTCATGATACATGAATGTTTTTCTTTGGGTAAATTCCGACTTGGATGGTGTCGGTTCAACAATTTTACTAGGTAATGTATTCGCAAACTTTGAATACAGAGCTGTATTTTTTGGAAAATTTGAACAAGAATATTTTGAGTGGTATGATGATAATTTTCAAAACTACGACAAGATATTTGTAGTCGGCATGCCCCTTTCACAACATCTAATCAATCGATTGGATGATAAAAAGGTGGTGTTTGTTTCTGATCAAAATGAATTTGTAAAAATTCAAGATTCTACATTGATTCAAGAAGTATCATCATCTTGTTCAAAACTAATCTATAAGAAATTCAGTAAGAAATTGGATTTCTCAAAGCCGATCCAAAGATTGATAGCTATCATCGACGATTACAACAGCTACAATTTAAAATTATCGGAAAGTAAAACACTGAACGCTCTATTCAGAAGAAGTGGTTCTCGTAGATTTTATAACTTTGTAAATATGTTCTGGAGTGGATTCAGACCTTTCTCAGATTCGGAGATTAAAATATCAGATGCGTTTTATAATGATCTGAACAAGGAGTTGGAAAATTTAGATATTTATAAAGGTAGGTATAAAACACATTCGGTGTTGGCGACATTTTCCAAATTCAGCGCATCTGAAATAGCTGCTTCAATTTTATCTACATATTCACCTGACATTGTAATGGTTGTTAATCTGGATACAAAATTTGTATCATTTAGAAAAAAACAAGGATCATCAGCTGATATAAAGTTTATGGCTGAAAATTTATGCGGTGGCGGCGGGCAAGAGTTTTCTGCTGGTGGTCAAATCACATCTAAGTTTTTAGAATTTACCCAGACTTTACAACCAATATGATTACTGATCCATCGAACAGCATGATAGAAAACGAACAGATGCATCTGTTTATGTGTTACTGTACATTCATTGTTAATCTACAAGGAAAAAAGATGTCAGTTCAAAATGTGTTCGTATACACATTGCAAAATGAAAAAATGAGAAATTTATTAAAGCGATTGTTGTCGCTGGATACAGATTTCGAAGTTGTCAAGACTTTTCTAGATTTTGATCCAAGTTTGGTCAAAAGCAAATATGTTACGAAGTATTTGAACAGCCGAACAAAATTGGTCAAGAAAAGAGCTTGACTTTCGGGGGGAATAGACTAAATTAAAGGGGTAACTCACAGCGACTCAAATGAAAACACTGTCCTACATCATAATCGCCCTGCTCTTTTTAAAGGTGTTGGGTTTTATCGAACTAAGTTGGTTTTGGATTTTGCTTCCTGTGATATTACCAGTCTCTTTGATTTCAGTGATTGGTCTAATCGCTGTTGTCGGGACGACAATGATTGCATATAAACAAACAAAAAACAAACAAAAAACAAACAAATAATAATATGAAAACAAAATTCGACCTCTCAATGTTTCAGAAAATCAAGGACGCTCTAAACAAGACAACTGAATCATCCAACAGTGCATTCTCGAATGTAATGAAGTTCCCAGCAGGGAAAACTTACACTCTTCGAATCATTCCAAATGTGGAAGATCCAGAAAAAACATTCTTCCATCACTACACGCATGGTTGGAAGAGCAAGACAACTGGTAGTTATATTTCAACTCTATCTCTACAAACTTTCGGTGATCGTGATCCGATTACTGAAACATTCTGGTCCCTCATCAAGAGTGATGACAAGAATGAGAAAGAGCTTGGAAAGGTCATTCGCCGCAAGGAAAATTGGTTCGCCAATATTTATGTGATTGATGATCCTTCAAATCCAGAGAACAACGGAACTGTTAAGGTTCTTCGAATTGGGCCTCAAATCAAGAAGATCATCGATGATGCTCTTACTGGAGATGGTGCTGAAGAATTCGGATTCCGTATCTTTGACTTGGGTGAAGATGGTGCTAACCTCAAAATCAAAGCCGAATCGAGTGGCGATTACGTGACATTTGCATCTTCTGGCTTCTACAACAAGCCACAGATCAAGCTTAGCGATGATCAAATTGATAATGTTTATGCAGAGGTTCACGACCTTGAAGCCATTTATCAAAGAAAGACTGCTGATGAACTTCAAGAAATTCTTGATATCCATTTCTATGGTAAGAGTGGATCAAGTTCAAAGTCTGAAAAGGTTCCATCAGCAACGACAAAACAAACATCCACTCTTGAGGATGATAGTGATGATGATATCCCATTCGATTTCCCAGCTAAGAAGAGTTCAGCATCCAGCGAACCCTCCGAAGAAGATATCGATAAAATCCTGTCCGAACTAAACGACTAATATATGCTAACTCCTGAAGATAAAAAACTATTAATAGATTTCGCCGGTCCCCTCTTTGCAGAAAGTAAAGAGATCGACTCAATGTATTTTAATGATGCTAGGCCAAAAACTGATGGTATGCCAGATTCAGGAATTGCGCGAGGGATTCAACAGGCGTTGGAGAGAGATTTCATGTCCTCTCCAACGCCTCGTCGCGTGCAAGCCCCTGTGCAGTATCCAGTGGAACACATTCCACAATATGTACCTGAACAAATGCCGCAATATCCTCCAAATGTTCAGCCTCAGATGGT